CTATAACAAGCCGTTTTCTTGCGGCTGGTGGGCTGTGGATTATGACGGTGTTGTGTACAGAATACTGGAGCTGTATGGCTGCAATGAGACACCGAATGAGGGTGTCAAATGGACACCGCCTCAGGTGTTTGCCAAGATCCAGGAGATTGAGCGGGAACATCCGTGGCTGGCAGGAAAGCGGATTCAAGGAATTGCGGATCCTGCTATATGGGACGCAGAGACTGGCGAGTCCATAGCGGATGTGGCAGCGAGGTATCAGGTGTATTTTACACCGGGCGATCACAAGCGGATCCCCGGCTGGATGCAGGTACATTACCGGCTGGCCTTCGATGAAAACGGATTTCCCCAAATGTATGTATTTTCCAACTGCAAGGCATTCATCCGGACGATGCCGCTTCTGCAGTATGACGAACATAAGCCGGAGGATCTGGATACGGATGGGGAGGACCACGTGGCGGATGAGGTGCGGTACTTCTGCATGAGCCGACCTATCAAGCCTGTGGTGCCGCAGGAGCCGGATCCTTTCGACAGCAGTCCGCTGAAGCTGTTCCTGGATATCGACCGGGAGGATATAAGACGATCGGCAAGAAAGCCGGGAATGGAGATCATAGATGGATAGGAATAAGCTTTTTGAACAGGGTCAGGGACTCCGCCCGGAGGATATCGCGGCAATGGAGGAGCATCGCCTGCCCCAAATGGTGACGGATGCGCAGAAGAAAGCTGCTGCGCAGACAGTTGCGCCGGCGATCGGCATTGATCAGATCCATGAGGCGATAGAAACGCTTAAGGGATATAAAGAGGGAAAGAAGAATTTGGAAGAACGGATAATCGAAAATGAGCAGTGGTATAAGCTGCGGCATTGGGATTATACCCGGACAGATTCTGATAAACAGGTGGAGCCTGCTTCCGGTTGGCTGTTTAATGCAATTGCCGGTAAGCATGCGGACATGATGGATAATTTTCCGATGGCTAATATCCTGCCAAGGGAAAAGAATGATCAGGAAGAGTCGGAAAAGCTTACCGCAATTGTGCCGGTGGTTCTTGAGCAGGCGGAATTCGAGGCGGTTTACAGCAGTGTATGCGATTCAAAGCTTCATGGCGGAACGGGTGTGTACGGTGTTTTTTGGAATTCCGGCAAGCTGAACGGACTGGGAGATGTGGATATCAGAGAAATGGATATTCTGAACCTGTTCTGGGAACCGGGTGTGACTGACATTCAGATGTCTCCAAACTTTTTCAGCTGGGAAATGTGGGACAACAAGTTGCTGGAGCAAAGCTATCCGCAATTAAAGGGAAAGCTTGGGGGAAATGTACTGACTTCCAGTAAATACGTTTACGACGATACGGTCAAAACGGATGGAAAGTCCCTGGTTGTAGATTGGTACTACAAGAAATATGTAGGGACAAAGCAGGTACTGCACTTATGCAAATTTGTTGGAGAGACGCTGCTGTTCGCATCGGAGAATGAAGCGGAATACAGGGAAACCGGTTGGTACGCCCATGGGCGGTATCCGTTTGAATTTGATCCTATGTTCCGGGTGAAGGGAAGCCCTTGCGGTTTTGGATACGTTGATCTTGGCAAGAGTGCCCAGGAGTATATCGATAAGTGCAATCAGGCTCTGCTGAAGAATCTGCAGGCAAACGCACGTCCACGTTACTTTGTTCGTGAGGACGGAGAAATTAACGTGGATGAATTTGCAAACCTGAATAACAGCATTGTGAGGGTCAAAGGAAAGCTGGGACAGGACAGTATTATGCCGATCCAAGGTACCGGACTGGACGGTACGTATATTACGGTTCTGCAGAATAAGGTGGAGGAGCTGAAGGAGATCACCGGTAACCGGGATATTTCCAATGGCGGTACATCTTCCGGTGTAACCGCTGCTTCGGCAATCGCCGCAATGCAGGAAGCTGGCAGCAAGCTGAGCAGGGACGGGAATAAGGCATCTTATCGGGTGTTCCGTAATGTGGTCTATCTTGTGATAGAGCTGATCCGTCAGTTTTATAAAAGTGAACGGTGCTTCCGGATCCAGGGGGATTCCGGGAAGCCGGAATATGTCAGTTATTCCAATGCCGGAATCAAGCTACAGGAGCAGCCGGCAGCTATGGGGATGGAGAAGACCTATCGGTTGCCGCTGTTTGATATTGAGGTATCGGTACAGAAGCAGAGCGCGTACAGCAAGCTCAGCCAGAATGAAATGGCATTGCAGCTGTACAATGCCGGATTCTTCAATCCGCAGCTGGCGGATCAGGCGCTGGCTTGTTTGGAGATCATGGACTTTGACAGGAAGCAATTTGTGATCTCCAAGATCAAGACGAATCAAACCCTCCTTGCACAGCTGCAGCAGGCACAAATGCAGATTATGCAACTGACACAGATCGTGGATCGTCTTACCGGTCAGAATTTGAGTGCCACGTTTGGTGCACAAATGGGGCTTCCCAACACCGCACCTGCAGGACAGGTGGATATGAATGGGGACGGTGCCAGGGCGTTGGGTGCGGAAGCGACTGAGCCGGCCACCACGAAGGAAGCTCGGAAGCGTGTGGCGGAGTCCACGGCACCGGTGTGACATTGCGAGAGAATGTACAGAAGATTGCCACGCCAGTTTGCGAACTGGCTCGCAATGACAACTAAGTTGGAGAATAAATCATGGTGACAGTTGAATATGTGCACAGTGAAAAAGCGTTTTGTTTGCAGGTGTATGGGCATGCACGGTTTGCACCGAAAGGAGAGGATCTGGTGTGCTGTGCGGTATCCACGCTTACGTATACAGCAGCGCAGAGCGCACTGCAGCTTTATGAGCAGGGGCAGCTGCGGCAGTTTCCGGAAACCTTACTTGAGTCCGGAACTGCACAGGTGGCGGCGGTGGCGGTGCCTGAAGCTATCGAGCAGGTGGCGCAGATGTTTCGTACCGTTGCAAATGGTTTTGATCTGCTGGCAAGGCAATACCCGGAGTACATAGTCTTCCGGGAGACAGTAAATGGTGAAAAGGCGTAAAGCCTTCACATACATAAGGATCGTCCACTTACGGACAGAAAGGATTTGCAGTATGAAAAAAACTTTATGGCTTTATAACGTGGATCTGCAGCTTTTTGCGGATGGCGCAGGCGGTGCCGGTGGCGGTGCTGCAGCGGGAGGAGCCACGGGCGCAACTGCTGCCGACGCCGGGCAGCAAAATACGGGCGCAGGTACCGCTGATGGCGGTGCGGCTGCCGACGCCGGGCAGCAACAGCAGGTGACAGATCCCGGTGCTGCTTTTGATACACTCATCAAGGGCGAGTACAAGGATCAGTACAATGCAAGGGTGAAGGATACGGTTGAAAAACGTCTAAAGGGCGTCAATCAGCAGCTGCAAGCTGCCAATGATCAGTTGAAAAGCTTTGAGGCGGCAGCCCCGATCTTTGATATTCTGGCACGTCAATACGGTGTGGAGGCGACGGATTACACTGCGATCGCAGAAAAGATCCGCAACGACACGTCTCTGGTGGAAAAGGAAGCTATGGCCAGGGGAATCGATGTGCAGGATTATTTGAAGATGCGCAATGTGGAGGTTGATAACGCTTCCATGCGGCGTCAGATGGAGATGCAGCGGCAGCAGCAGGAGGAGCTGCAGCGCAGGCAGACGGCAGATGCGCAGGTTTCCCAATGGAACCAGCAGGCTGAGCAGGCGAAGCAGTTCTATCCCGGGCTGGATCTGGAAGCTGAGATCAAAAACCCTGACTTTTCCCGGCTGCTCAGCAGTGGCGTGGATGTTCGCACTGCCTTTGAGGTGATCCACAAGGATGAGATCCTGCAGGGCGCGATGCAGTACGCAGCGCAAAGAGCAGCAAAAAATGTGACCGATAATGTGATCGCAGGTGCCGCAAGACCTGCGGAGAATGGCACCGGCGCCCAGGGCGCGGTGTCCGCGAAGGTCGACCCCAGCAAATTTACAGATAAGCAAATCAGAGAATACCGGGAGCGGGTTGCAAGAGGTGAACGCATCACATTATGACCCGTCAGCTCCTCCCGGCAATGCGAAAGGAGCAAATGAGTATGTTCAAGCGTTATATTCCCTACATGGATCTGCAGCTGTTCGCAGATGATGTGATGAACAGCACTACCTCTGCCGGCTTATCCGCAGAGATGAAGACGTTTTATGACAAGAACCTGATCATGCTGGCAAAGCCCAATCTGGTGCACCACCAGTTCGGTCAGAAGCGACCCATCCCCAAGCACGGTGGTAAGAAGATCGAATTCCGGCGTTTTGCCAGCCTGCCCAAGGCAACCCAGCCCCTGACAGAAGGCATCACCCCTCCCGGCCAGACTTTGGATGTGCTGACTGTGGAAGCTGAGCTGCAGCAGTACGGTGATTTCGTCATGCTGACAGATCAGCTGGAGCTGACCGCTATCGATAATGTGATCCTGGAAACGACGGATCTGTGCGGCAATCAGGGCGGTCAGACACTGGACACTGTGGTGCGCAATGTGATGAACAGCGGCACCAATGTGTTTTACGCACCTAAGCTGGCTGCGGACGGCACGGAGACTGAGGTGGAATCCCGTGCAGCGTTGGATACCAGCTGTGTGCTGACCTGTGATCTGGTTGACCAGGTTGTTGCCTTTCTGAAGGCACAGAACGCCCCCAAAATCGGAGACTATTATGTGGGTATCATCCATCCTTATGCTGCCTACGATCTGCGCAAGGACGAGCGCTGGCGCAAGCCCAAGGAGTACTGTGATCCTGAACATCTGTACAGAGGCGAGTTGGGCGAGTACGGCGGTGTGCGTTTTGTGGATTCCAGCGAGGCAAAGATCTTCTCCGGTGAGGGCTGTCCTGCTGGTCTGAGCGTATTCTCTACGCTGATCCTGGGCGCCAACGCTTACGGTGTTACTGACATCGAGGGCGGCAATATGGAGGTCATTGTCAAGCCTAAGGGCAGTGCCGGTACCGCTGACCCGTTGGATCAGCGTTCTACCGTTGGCTGGAAGGCTATGGAGACTGCTGAGATCCTGATCGAGAACTATATGGTCCGTATCGAGAGCTGCAGCAAGAAGTATTCCGCACTCGTTACGGCTAACTGACAGGAAAATGTGGGGGGACGGGCAACCGTCCCCTGCGAGGATCCAATATAAACAGGAGGATATGTTATGGCAAATACCAACAATTCCCAGGCGGCTGAGAATGCGGCTATGGAGGAGCTGAAGAAGAAGCTTGCTGATGCGGAGGCGAGAGCTGCGAAAGCGGAAGAAGCGAAAGCAAACGCCATCTCCCGGGCAGAGGAAGCCGAGAAAAAGAATGCTGATGCAGAGGCTGCGCTTGCAGCTATGCAGACACAGCAGAAATGTGCCGAAAACGGTGTGCAGAGGTCTGATAAGGTGCGCATCAAGATCCCTCTGGTCAAGAATGGACCGAAGGAGGATGTGCAGGTGTTTATCAATGGCCGGCAGTACATTATCCAGCGCGGTGTTGAGGTGGATGTCCCCAGAGGCGTGGCGGAGATCCTTCACAACAAGGAGAAAATGCTGGAGGTCATTGATGCCTTCGACAAGGCACATGCACAGTAAGCGAGCATAAGGAAAGGGGGCAGAGATGCCCCCTTTTTTGGAATCGTGCTATAGCAGGAGGGAAGTATATGACGATTCGGGAAGCAATCGATCAGGTGGATGCCAATGTGGGCAATACCTATACACAAAAGGAAAAGATCAGCTGGCTTTCCAGACTGGATCAGCGGGTGAAGGTCCTGATCATCGATACCCATGAGGGAGCGGAGAAGGTTACCTTCCATGGTTATGAAGAGGACACGGATCCGGATACGGTGCTTTTGGTACCGGAACCGTTCGACGAAATATATCTGCGTTATCTTGAAGCACAGATCCATTACAGAAATCAGGAAGAGGATCGGTGCAACAACGCAACGGATGCCTACAAGATACTGTGGGAGGAGTTCCGGAATTACTATAACAGACTGCACATGCCTATAAGCACAAGGCTGCGGTTTTGAGGGGGTTATGAGATGGCATTTCCCAGATTACGTGTGCCGGCATCCAGCCGGCAGGTAACAGAGGTTTTTGGCGGGTATAACCACAACCTGCGGATCGGAGACGGAGAATTCTTTGATATGAAGAATTTGTGCTCCGACGATTATCCGCTGCTTTCTACCAGGGAGCACAGAGGGGTATATGTACAGGCGGAGAAGCCAACCGGCATGATCGCAAAGGATTCACTGTGCTATGTGGATGGCACGGATTTTGTGTTTAACGGTCGCGCGTATGACATGAAGCTTGACGATCAGTCGAAAACGCTGCTGTCCATGGGCGCGTATGTGATCATTTTGCCGGATAAAAAGTACTTCAATACAGAAGATGACGCAGACTATGGGAGCATCGAAGCGGAGTTTACCACAAACACACCGGTGACCTTTTCTATGTGTCTGGCGGATGGAAATGCGGTGGCGGCTGAGATCGACAGCAAAGCACCGGAAAAGCCGGCAGATGGAACTCGATGGATCGACACCTCTACGACACCGCATACGCTGAAGCAATGGTCTGAAGCGTCCGGGATGTGGGTGCAGATCGCAAGCACCTATGTGAAAATTGAAGCAACAGGCATTGATGCACTTTTCTCCCAATATGACGGCATAACGGTTACGGGACTTGCAGGCAGTGAGCTGAAGACGGAGACCGGGGACAAGATACTGGACACATTGGAGCTGGAGGAGCTGGAAGGTGCAGCGGTGATCTGGGACAAGGGCGAGGACTACATTATGATCGTTGGTATGCTGACCAATGCAGTCACGATCAGCAACCAGATCACTATTGCACGAAAAATGCCGATTATGGATCATGTGATCGAATGCGGCAACCGTCTGTGGGGATGCCGGTACGGTCCTGCAGCCAACGGTGAGGTTGTGAATGAGATCTACTGCAGCAAGCTGGGGGATTTTAAAAACTGGAGCTGCTTCATGGGAATATCAACGGATAGCTGGGTTGCCGGTGTGGGCACCGACGGTCCGTTTACAGGTGCGATTGCGCACATGGGATTCCCGCTGTTCTTCAAGGAAAACCATCTTCACAAGATATATATCAGCGATACCGGAGGGCATAAGATCGTTGATACTGCCTGCAGAGGTGTGCAGAAGGGGTGCAAGCGGAGCCTTGCAATCGTAGGCGAGGTGTTGTATTACAAATCGCTTACAGGCATCTGCGTATATGACGGATCGCTGCCGGAGTGGATTTCCCAAGCGTTTGGGAATGTAATGTACAAAAACGCTGTGGCAGGTGCGCACGGAAGCAAATATTACGTGTCTATGCAGGGACCGTCCGGTGAATGGCATCTGTTTGTATACGATACGGAAAAAGGGCTATGGCATCGGGAAGATGATCTACAGGTGGATACCTTCTGCAGCTGCCGTGGAGTATTGTATGCCATCAAGCATGGTACAGGAGAAATACTGACGCTGTGCGGAGACATCAGTGAGAAGCCAGAGCAAATAGAGTGGCTGGCGCAAAGCGGAATGCTGGGGCTTTCTATGTCTGACAGAAAGTATATATCCAGGCTGCAACTGCGTTTGCAGTTGCCTGTCGGCTCGGTCCTGAGCTGTTGGGCAGAATACGATTCCTCGGGGAGATGGGTGCATCTGTTCACGGTTGCAGGACGGGGTACAAGGGCGGTAACGTTTCCAATCAAGCCGGTCCGGTGTGATCACATGCGCCTGCGATTGGAAGGCAGAGGCGATATGAAGCTGTTTTCCATTACAAAAACGATCGAGGGAGGAAGCGATATCCGATGAGAATACCGTATCCCAAAATTTGCGGAGAAGAGCGTCAACAGCTGACACAGATCCGCAATTATCTGTATCAGCTGGCAGAGCAGTTGAATGTTGAAGCGCAGAGTGACAGTCAGGTGCGGAATGCTTCACTCCATGCTGCCGGTGGGAAGGTTACCGGTGAAACAGTGGATGCTGCGGGATCACCTGGGAGCAGTTTTAACCAAATCAAAAGCCTGATCATCAAATCGGCGGAGATCGTGAATGCTTATTATGAAGAGATCAAACGCCGCCTGGAAAGCGTGTATGTGGCAAAATCGGACTTTGGGGAATATCAGGAGAAAACCTATCAGGATATCGAAGAAAGCGCAAAAAGGATCACACGGCTTTTTAGAAACCTGCAAACGATCACGGGCGAGGTTGAAAAAGTAATTAAAGTGACAGCCAATATTCAGACAGGTCTTTTGTACTACGTTGACGGTGGCGGAGATCTGTTAGCGCCGGAGCTTCCGGAGGGAACACCGGTTTACGGCGTCGAGATCGGGCAGACTACAGAGCTGGACGGTGAAGATGTGTTTCAAAAATTCGCACGCTTCACCGCTTACGGTATGGCTTTCTACGATGAAAACGGCATGATTTCCGCATATATCACTAACCAGCAGCTGCGAATTCCGCAGGCTGTGATCGAGATTGCATTGACACGTGGCGGTTTTGTGGAAGTGATCGGAAGTGACGGCGGAAGCGTTGAAAGATGGGTAGGTGTATGATATGGCAATTGATGGAAAAATTGAGGGAACGACCTCGAATGAACATATTTCTGCTCTGATCACCTGGAAAGCGGAGAAGAATATAAATGGGAATTACTCAGATGTCACCGCAACGCTTACGTACTCCCGTACAAATTCCGGATACACGACTGCCGGATATTGGTCCGGCAGCTTGTCCATCGGTGATTCTGAAAAGGAAATAACCGGTGCATACATCACGATCACAAAAGACAGCAATACTGTGGCAATCACCCACACTGCCAAGGTAGAGCACAACGCAGACGGCAGCATGTCTGTGCATATCAGCGCAACCGGTAAAATGGCAAAGGGAACGTTGAGCTCTACGACCATAGGCGATGATGTAGAACTGGAGACGATACCGAGAGCCAGCAGCATAACCGGAGCGGATGACGTGGTACTGGGAAGCAAATGCAATGTGCGGTGGACACCGAACAGCAGCGCATTCCGGTATAAGCTGACGTTTTCCTTGGGTGATTGGAGCCATACTACCGAAAAGATCCACCCTAACAGAACCAGCAGCTATAGCTATACGGGGTATATGCTCCCTGTGGCGGTGGCGGAGGAGATCACCCAGGACAGTCAGGCAACCATGGATGTGACCCTGACAACCTACGCTGATAGCGAGTGCACGGAGCTCATCGGTCAGATGGATGCGGTGTTTACGGTGACTGTGCCGGATACGGAGGAAACACAGCCGACGGTGACAATGGAATTGACCGCAGACACCCCCATCGAGGGATTGTATCTGCAGGGATTGTCAAGGGTTTGCGCTGCGCTTAGCGCCGAGCCAAAACTGGGAACGGCTGTTGAAAGCTTTTACATGACGGCTGGTGGGCGGAACTATGCAGCACCGTATCTTTCAGAACCGCTGACATCGGTTGGAGATGTGCAGATCGTCGGCTGCGCTGTGGACCAAAGAGGAATCACCGGGTATGCATATCAGACGGTGAAGGTACTTCCGTACAGCAAGCCGAGGTTGATCGATGTAGCTGCCTA